ATGCTGGCCACACGGTCCGGGGTTGTCATCACCCCAGCCGCGCGCGTCATTGTAGCCGGCGACACCGAAGGCCATACCGGCAAGCTGGGCAAGTTCGGCGGCCCTCTCTTCCACGTCCACCAGGGCAGCTAGCGCCGCCGCTTCCGACGGGTAAACCTCCAGGGTTGCAACCCCATCGAGCAGCAGCCGCCACTGACCATCAATCAACGCCGCGCCCGTCATGGCAGCGCCCCAGCGGCCCAAGCCGCCCCGAGGACGTCAACCCAGGCCAGCAGGTACAGCGCAGCGGAACCCAGCCCGACCACGGCCAGCAGTTCAAGACGGGGGCTCACTGGCCACCCCCCGTCACGAACTGCACTTGTGCAACAGCGATGGCATCGGAGACGGCCGCGATAGCCTCGGCGGGCTCGTGGCCGTCCGCTACCATCGCCGCCGCGCGGTCCGCTGCTCGTTCGAAGCTCTTTGCGCAGCCGTAAGGCCAGCCGTCGAAGCTCGGGGCCTCAAGCTCCAGAGCCCCGGCACGAGCGCCCGCGTCAACCGCGATAACTGTGTTCCGGGCTTCCTCGTCACGTCCCCAACGGTCGACGAAGCTTGTCTGTGCCCCGACGACAGCCACGGAGCGCTGGTCGAAGACTTCCGCCAGGACGGCCGCCACCTCACGCAGCATCCAGGCCGTGTAAGCACCGCCGAGGGCCACGGTAATAACCGCCGCCGGTTCGGCTTGGCCCTGCTCGTCAGCGTTATCGTCGGCGGCAGCGTAGGCCAGCGAGTACCAGGGGAGACGCTCAAACGTGTCACGCTGGGCACCGACCACGCCGCGAAGCGCCGCGCGGAAGACCACGTCAACCACGTGCATGTGATCCGCAGCACCCCACAGGGGACGCGGTGTGCGCCCCTCATGCGTCAGAAGGCCGAGGCAGAGGACCACGGACCGGCGGTCAGGTTCGAAGGTAGGGGCGTAAAGTTCTCTATCGGTCATGTCTTCTATCCAATGGGCATGGTGCCCGGTTGCCTGAATGGCCCCGACACAATGCCACAAAAAACCTATAGCGGGGAGAGGGATGAAGACGACCCCCACGATATCCAAGGTCCCCCGCCAGTTATGCGCAGTTGTCAAAACTTCCGGGCACCCTTGACGCGTCAAGGTGTGCGCGGTGCATCGGGCGCCCCAAGTCGGGCCGGGCCCGGGGTATTGTGGCCCGTGTTCACTATGGCCGCCGGGTATTGTGCCCGGTTATATGTGGCGCCGGGTAATATGTGCGGAACTATGGCCCCAGGGGGGCCATAGTAGGCCGGGCAATACTGGGCCCCATAGTGTGGCCCCTAACCGTCCAAAATGCAAAAATCGCCTCCGGTCGCTTCGCTCCCTCCGGAACTCCGCTCGCTGCGCTCGCTCCGTAGTCACAGGTCGCTTCGCTCCCATCCAGGGCCCTTAGGGGCCCCTAGTCGCCCCGGCCACTCGCTTCGCTCGCTGGCCTACAAGTCCTCCCTGCGGTCGGACAAGTTACCGCCCCTGTAATCCCGGTCACTCGCTTCGCTCGCTGACCTACAGGTCCTCCCTGCGGTCGGACAAGTTACCTCGGGCGCCTTGCGCCCTCAGTCCGGACGACCGCCCACAGGCCGACTTAGCTGTCCGGAAGACCACGCCCCAAGGTGGGGGTGTCCTCGCTTTCGCCAGGACAGTTTCCATTAATGAGGGGAGGTAAGAAAAAAAGAATGGTCTTGGCGACAAAAACTGCCAGCAAAGTTTATGCAAAGAAAAACCCCAGCCCCTGGAGAATAGGGACTGGGGCTCGAGGGAAACCTTGTCGGGGTTAGACGACGCCGGGGCCCTTCAAGATAATGGAGCCACCGTTAGCGATGGTGCCGACGTCGACGACCGCGCCAACAATCACGGTGCCCAAGGCAAGCGTGGGAGAGCCGTCGGCGGCGATGTAGACCGGGTCGCCCGCAGCAGCTGCCGAGGTGTCGAACTGAAGCGGAAGCCAATCCACCAGCACGACCTGACGGCCAACAGCGGCGTCGTTGGAAGCAATCATCACCAGGCCATCAGGCGCAGCGGTTGACCGCGTAACCTGACCAGCGCGAGGAGTGCCTCGGGGGCCAAAGGACAGCGAGGTCACAACCACAGAGTCGCCCTTAGACACTGCGTTGGCACCTGCGACGAGGGCCTTAACCTTACCGAGAAAGTTCTGGCCCAGCGCCCCGATTACGAGGTCGTCAGGGCGGAGAGACTGGGACATGGAGCACTCCTGCTCAAGTGGGTTGTCGGCCTACTCATAACCGACGGGGTCTGCGATGGCAACCGTGCCACCCCCCAGATGGCCCAGTTTAGTCCTATTTTCGTCTGTAACACCCCAACTGTTACATCGCGCCAAACTGCAATATCGCCGAAAAAGCCCATGTTCTTGGAACATCTGTAACACCCGAAAGTGTGTCATGCATATGGCAGGTTCTACCGTAGTTTTATTTACTTTTATACCCCTTGTAACAATGTAACAGGTAAAATATAGACGTAGGGCATGTGTGTGTGTGTACTTACACGCACACTTATGTATATATATTTTTTGGAAGTGTTACAGTGTTACAGTCCCCTCAAACTTCTTCATATGCCCCGGCCAAACTGCTGTTACAGTGACACACCCAGGGGTGTTACAAGGTGTAACAGTCCCCTCGCCACCGCCGCAAAAGCCAGGTCTACCGCCTGCTTTCAATGTAACACCCCGCTGGCACAGAGGCCTGTTTCACCCCATTGGCCTTTTGCCTTTCGCTGGTTAGGCTATGCCATGCCTCCCGTTAAACATGGCTCTGCCGCGCCCTTCCTGCGCTACCTAGCCAACAAGTCCAACTACAACCCGCTGCCCCTTGGCGTGCGCCCCCTCTTCTATGTGCAATATGGCCAATGGCGTAGCGCGTACTCCAAAGGCTACGAGCAGAAAAAGCTCAGCAGCCTGTCAACCATCCACAAAGTATCCGTTCTACGCTGGCGAGAGTTCCTGGCCTACTACGAGCCCGCTGCAAACTGGGCTGACCGAGGACTGCTATTCAACCCCAACGGCGAGTGGCCCTCCAAGTGGCCTGACGACTGGCCACCCTGGGTAACCCCCATCCACCTTCTACGAGCCTTTGGCGGTTCAAATCGCTGTGCCAAGTACGACTACAGCCAATACCTCTACAAGTGGACAGTGCGGCCAGGCCTACCTGAGCTATTCGCCTACGTCTACGGCGTCCCCCTCAACCGCAAGGAAGAGGCAGTGGCCCGCCGAGGCGCACGCAGCCTACTGCAGACACCGCAGTTCAACATTTACGCACACAACGTGGACTGCAACCTCTGGCGACGTTTCGACAAGCCACCCCTCAAACAAGCTCAAGCGTTACAGCACCTCGAGCGGGACCCCCTCGCTACAGAGGACGCAGAGGTGGCCATGGCCCTACCCCCCTGGCTGTGGGACCCCAAGGCCCTCCAGGCACGCGCCCGCCCCTTTGAGCCTCTCCGTACCCGTGCCTCCGACCTTCTACCCCTCGACGCCCCGCTGCTCGGCAGAAATGCTGCGCATGTGGCCTCGCAGGGGGAGGCCAAGCCTCGGCCTGACCGAATCAACGTCATACGAACCTGGGCATCCGACCGCGAGCCCATGTACCTTGCAACCAAACTCTACGAGCGTTAACCGTAGCCAGAGGAGAAGCCATGGCCGACAAAGGTGAAGCGGCGAGCTTTCGGGCCTACTACACCGAGGTGCCCGAAAAAATCCGCCAGGAAATCTACCTCGACATTCTCAGCTGCGACGTAGCCGGGGACGCCGACGTATTTGAACGACTGACGGTCAAGGTCCTGGCCTACACAGCGGCAGGACGGCTAACACCCTCGATGTCGAAGGCCTGCCACGACCTGCTCGCCCTCATTAGCCACAGCCTGGTTGCGCGCAAGACCAACACCACCACGGCGACACTAACAGCCACGGTGAGCCAGACCCTGAGCGAGGCAAGCCGCCTCGAGAAGGCCGTCAAAAAGAAACTGCCCGACTACGGCAACCTTGACAACTTCATTAACCAAAGCAACCCAGAGCCTGCAGTGATTGACGCAGAACCACTCAAACTGAAGCGAGGGACGTCGTGAAGTTTCTGAAGGCCTTGTTCAACATACCAGAGTTCAAGGCCCCCGAGGGCATGCTGCACCCAAACCTAATGGGCGCGCTGAAGACCACGCCAACGCCCGAGGCTGTATTCGCGCTCCTTGACGAGGGGCAGTTGCGACGCCTCAAGAGCATCTCCATCGACCACCTCGGCGGCATGTCGATTGACTTCTACGAGGACGAGGAAAAGGAGACCGGAGGCTACTACCACTACCCCAGCCCCATGGGCGAAATGCCGACGGAGCCGAGTGGAGCCTTCAACCGTACCCTGCTCGAGGGCATGACGGTAAGCCAGTTCACGGACCTTATGACATTGACCGCACTACACGAAGACGAAAGTTTCGAGTTCGGATTCGGCGATTGCGCCATCTGGGTCGAGGCAGACCCTGCCGAGATTAAGGAATACCTGACCGAAGGCCACTACCAAGACGGGCTTGAGATTTGGCGGCAGACCCTGACCCGAGAAGAGCAGCAGGACCTCAAGGTAGCTCTGCAGAACATTTTATTTGTTCGACCAAAGGGCTCGATTCAAGAAACCGTAGACGTCATGAGCCAGAGCAAGGACTGCTCCGAGGACCTCAAGAAGCACATTGAGCGCCGCTGGCTGCTGAACCAACACATTGCGGTTTCGTTCCTTGCGGCACAGGACGAAATCGAGCAGCTGCAATGCGATTTGCTAAAACAAAAATAGACCAACTGATGACGCAGGACTATGCGGCCACGATGGCTGCATACGGTACCGTGCTGAACCAATCAACCTCGGAACTCGAGCGGTACGACATCAAAGGTGTAGCCCCCTCGCTGGCTACACAACTCTTTGACTTTTGGACTGACCCGCCGCGAACAGAGGAAGGGCACAAGTGCTGGCCGCTTGTGGTGGCCAGTCGTCAGAGCACGAAGAGCTATGTGAATGCAAGTTGCGCATATTTGCAAACGGCCTTCAACCCAGGCCAGACGGGCGGCATTCTAGCGGACAAGCGCGAGCGTGCCGACGACTTGTTCAAGTACATCAACTGGACGCACTACAACCTGCCGCCAGAGATTAGGCCAACCGTTAGCGGCAACCCAAACCGCAAGTTGAGCTTCACGCGCGACGGTCGCCCCAGCGGTAGCCTAGCCACGTTCTCGCTCGACGCAGACAACCAGGGCATTGGCCGTTCGTGGGATGCCGCCGTTTTGTCTGAGGTGCCATTCATGCGCGCCGCAGAAAACCAGTGGTACGTCATGGAGCCTGCCTTTGTGAACCGCAAAGAAGCCATGATGTGCATGGAGAGCACCCCCGCACCCCTGTCCGAACCCAGTGCAGAGTTTTTCAGAGACATCTGCTTTGAGACCATGGGTGACCAGACAGGCCGCTTCCGCTTTATCTTCATGCCCTTCTACCGCTCAAACCTAAATGAGCGCATCTGGCGAAAGGACTGGAAGCCAACGCCCGAGGAAATCAACTGGCTGCGCAGGTACGGACCTCGAGGCGACGACCCCGTTAGCGCACCGGGCGCACCCTACCTGACACTAGAGAACTTGGCCTTCCGCCGCCACATGATGAAGACCAACCCGCGCCTGCGAAGGGACCCGCAGCTGTTCTGGGTCTTCTACCCCATGGACCCCGTCTCGTGCTGGCAGCATAAGGGCTCAGGCTCGCTGCCGCTGCAGGCCATCACCAACCTAGAAGAGCAAATCCGCATCCCGTGGAACCCCGACGAAGAGGGGCTGCAAATCTACGAAGAGCCTCAGCCAGACCACCAGTACGTCATTGGCGTAGACCCCTCTGGCTTTGGCGCAGGCGACCAGGCTTCGATTCAAGTATTGTCGGTATTTGAGGAAGAGGTCACACAGGTGGCCGAGTTCAGTAGCCGTACAGCAGACCCGCTACTTGTAGCTCGAGTGACCTGCGAGCTTGCTGGCGCATACAACGACGCGATGGTTGTGGTGGAGAATAACGGTGTTGGCCTTGGCGTTCTTAGTCAGCTTGTACTTGCGGACAGTAACTATGCGACCCTACCCAACCGGGAAGGGGACATGCAGGAATACCACATCAAGAACCTGTACTATCACGCATTTGGAAAACCCGGAGTACCTGCAACACGGAAGACCAACGCGCAGGCAATGAGCCGCATGATTGACTACATGCTCGACAAGAAGCTCCGCGTCCGAGGCGACCTGACCTTTGCGCAAATCAGCAGCTACCGCCGAGACAAAGAAGTTGTAGAAAGCGAGACGTTCAAAATCCTACGGCCTGGTGAGAACCAGCGAGGCCGTCGGGAGAAGCACCACTGGGACCGGGTCAGCGCACTGCTGTGGGCGTGCTGGTTCGCCACGCAAATGCCTACCCGGTTCAAGCCCTACGTCGAACCGGAGAGCGACGAAGACGACGAGCGTAGGGATTACGCCGACCTAACGGCGGCGCAGTGGCAGAAGCGCAGGTGGGCCAAACACAGAGAAGAGCGTCAGGACAAACGAGAGGCAGAGAGGGCGCGTAGACGCTTTGGTTTGCCCAAGCGTTAGCCTTGCTGGGCCTATGGGCTTGGGTTAAACGAGACGAGCGAGGATGCTATGGAAAGCAACGGTAACGACGACCTCAATCCCACAGAGCGTTTTTGGAATGCCACCATTCGTTCGCACCGGGAAAACCTTCGGGATGAACGAGCGGGCTGGGACGTGCTGGGTCGGACCTACCGAGGCTCGTACTGGATGGACGACCGGGCTTCGATGGAGGCCCGTCCCGAAGACATGATGGACGAGTACGGTCTTGAGCACGAGGTCAACTACCTGTTCGGCTTCGCAGACACCCTCGTTGCCAACGTCTGCCCACCGCGCCCGCAGGTTTCGCTGCGGCCTCGGCTGCGCCGAGAGAAGGACCAGGCCCGACACCGCGAGGTGTACGTCAACGACATGATGACGCGAGCCAAGGTAGGCAAGCACATTCGCAAGGCCGTCCGAATGGCCTGCATCTACCCCCGCGCATTTCTGAAGGCATACTGGAGCCCCGAGAAAAACCGACCTGTGCTTCGGGCTATCAAGCCGCATAGCATCTTCTTCGATACGGCTGCAGATGACTGGGAAGATGTGCGCTATGTGATTGAGGCCAAGCCCATCACGCGCGCAGTGTTTGAGGACCGGCTGCGAGTCAAGGGTAAGCAGGGCGGTGTGTACCGCGCCTCGGCAAAGGACGACGTTTCATACGGCTCGTACCCGCAGTGGCTTGTGCCGCAGGACCGCACGGACAAGAGCGACGAAGCTCAGGTTGTGCGCAACAACTACCAGTGGACGACCATCTACGAGGTCTACGACTTTGTGGCCAAGAAGTATTACCACTTCCTAGATGGCGAGTGCAGGGTCCTGTACGAAGGCCCATTGCCCTGGCAGTACCTCAACAACCCCTTCAAGTTGCTGACCTTCCACGACAACCTCGAGGACCTCGGCGGCATCTCTGACGGACAGCTGGCATTCCCCTCGGTGCAGCGCATCAACGAGATGTCTTCTCTTCGGTTGCACCATGCCAAGATGTCGGTACCCACCGGCATGCTGAACGCCAAGCTGCTCGACGACCCCGAGGCCTTCCAGACCAGCCTAGACCGAGCCACGAGCCCTGGGCAGTACGCAGTCTTTGAGACCAAGCAGCAGGTTCGCCCGGAGGACGTGTTCACGCAGACCCCTGTGCCGAACCTCAACCTCGACTTCGACAAGATGATGAACCAGCTTATCGGAGATGCAGAGTGGGTGCTGGCCATGCCCGCTAACCAGCGAGGTCAGGCGAGCGCCTCGGACGTCGCAACCGACATCGCTGCCATGGATGGCGCAGTCAAGACGCGCAACAAGGACCGCCAGGACCAAGTGTACGACCTTGGGGAGTGGACATCCCTTTCGTTCCTAGCCTTGTCGGCGCAACTGCTACCAGACGACTGGGAGTGGGACGTTGACGATGGCAAGGGAGATACGACCATCACTCCGTTGAGCATGGGCTTCATTGACGTGGACGGCAACCGTGTGCCCTTCGACATGGAAAATCTCGAGTCGAACTGTCACCCCTTCAACGCCGAAAGCCTCAACTCGGTTGCACAGTTCCGCAAGCTGCAGGTTCTGCTGCCGTCGCTGGTAGGCAATCCCAACGTAGACCAGCGCAAGCTGACCGAGATGCTGCTCGAGATGGCGTTTATGCAGGACATTCTCGCTGACGAGCAGGCAATGGCTGCAGCTGGCGGCGAGGTTCCTATGGGACCTGGCGCACCTAGCCCCGACATGATGGCTCCCGCTTCAGATGCGGCTGTGGGTCCGATGGAAGGTGGCCAGGTGGATACGGGCGAGGGCGGAATCGACCAAGGAATGGTAGGGGCCGCAGGCCTCGGCATCAATATCTAGGAGAAGGTAATGCCAAGATACGACATCGCATGCGACGACTGTGAAGCATGTTGGGATGATGTGTTCTGTACAATCAGCAAGAGGGACGAGCTTGGAGGCATACCATGTCCCGAGTGCAAGCAGCCCTGCAAAGTCAGTTGGCATAACCGACGCAGCCCGAATGTACTGTGCTCAGGAAGCTCGATTAAGGTCGAGGGGCTGAAGGGCGAGTTCTCGACATATCGAGAGGTAGAGAAGGCTGCAGATGCAAAGGGTCTGCGAATCCTCGAGTCGGACGAGAAGCAAATCGTGCGAGACTCTAGCAAAGAGGCTTCAGCCGCCTACGCCAAAGAGTTGGGGTACGAGTCCAAGGAGGCCTACGCAGACGCGCGGAAAAAGAACGGCCACCAGATGGTGATGGACGCTCGAGAAAAATACCTTTCTCGGCAAAACAAAAAGTACAACGGCGAACTCAAAATGAGCGCCGATGACAAAAAGTTCGGCTCTACAGGACTTCGACAAGACAAGTAGTGCGGGTTAGTAGTAGCGCACTCACCAAATGAGGCTGACATGATGGACTACGATGATGATGCAAAGGCTGCGCTTGCCAAGGCTCTGCCCGAGGGCACCGACCTTGAAGAGGTGTGCAAGGCGCTGTCTGACGCTGGCGTAAGCCTCACGATGGTCTCGGTCGAGCCCACCGAGGACATGCCCGAGTCCTCGGAGTCCGAGGAAGAGGAAGACACCGAGTCGGCCCCCTCTGGAGCGCCGGTCGAGGGCGAGCCCGAGGGCGAGGACATGGACGAGGACGAGGCAGTTTTTACTGGCGTCCCGACCGATGACCTTATTATGAAGGCATTCAAGGCCGCACAGGCCGAGGGCAAGAAAAAGCCCATGAGTTAAACTCAACAAGGAGAAGGACCATGGAAGAGGCCGCGACGACAACTCAGGCTGCACCTGCACCTGTGTCTGAAACGACCGCTGCTGCGGAGCCAGTGGCTGCGCCTGCAGAGCCCACGCCGGAACCTGTTGCGGCAGAGCCCGTTGCGGAGGCGACCCCCGAGCCCACGCCGGAACCTGTTGCGGCAGAGCCAGCTGCGGAGCCCGAAGCACCCACGCCCATGCAGGAACTGCAGGAGCGCATGAAGGCCGACGACTTCGACTGGGATACCTGGGAACTGACCAACACCGAGGCATTGCCCGAAGACGTGCGAGATTGGGCGCAACGCATCATGCACGTCATGGCGACCAAGCACAAAAGCTCTCTTGAGCAGGCCCAGGCTGCAGCCTCTCGTTGGGAAGGCCTGTGGAACTCGATGCTCGACGGAGAAGAGGACCCCCGCATTTCGGAAGCCGAGGGCAAGGTCGAGAGCATGAAGACGAAGATGGCCGAGCAGCAGAAGGCCATGGACGCCCTCAACGAACGTGTCGAACAAATCGTAGAGCAGCAGACCAACCGTTACACCGAGTGGTTTATTCACAACTACCCGGAGCTGGTCAACGACTCAGCGCGCTTTGACGCCATGGCAGACTTGTCGGACAAGTTAAACATTGAGTGGCATGACACCGTTGAGATTCAAAACTTGGGAAGCTCTGCTGTAGAAGAGGCCATCTCTCGAGCTTCCGCAGGCAAGGACATGCAGGACACTATGGAACTGTTGCGTCTGAAGTACGGCGGGAAAAAACCACAGCAGACAACCCGTCAAGAAAAGACAAGCCAAAAGCTGGCAGCAGCCTCCGACCGACCGCCCCCGACCACAAAAAATGCGCCAAGTACGTTGGATAGTTCCGACTTGAACAGCAACATTCTGAGCGTTGTCAAAAGCATGTTGTCGAAAAATGGCCCGAGAAGGTAGATAGCGGGTTGGCGATTTTTAAGGTGGTGTGTTATGTGGACATCACCCTAATCGGACAACCCCTCTAGGAGCGAGTGACCAATGGGTTTCAGCCACGACGTAATCCGGTCCAGCCTGTACAAGCTGGAGCCCTCGTTTAGCACCACTTTCGACACTTGGAACCCGGCGTTCATGACGCTGGTTAAGAACAAGCCCTCCAAGAAGTTGACCAAGCGGTACACCGAGTTCACCCTCGTTCCCAGCGGCCCCGGTCGTCTGAACAAGATTGTTCAGGGTGACGAGCGCATTCGCGGCGGTCGCCGTCAGAACGCGATTCGCGGGCGGGCCTACTGCGCCACGCTCATTTACGCTTGGGACCTGCCCGGTCAGGACCTCCGCGACTTGGCGGACGAGGACGACGTCGTCGGCCTTATCAAGGAATACCCGACCACGGCGCTCTCCGAGTTCTGCCAGATGCTGGCTCGCCAGTTCTGCACGGGCGACGTGACCGACGCCGACACCTTCCCCACCTTGAACGGTGACGCTTCCTTCGACCCTCGCGGTGTCGAGGCGAGCCAGGGAATGTTGGCCTTCGCCCCGCCCCTGTCGCAGACCGGCACCGTTTTCGGTGTGGCCCGCAACAGCATCCCGAACTGGCACAGCCAGTACGGGCACATCACCTCCTTCGCTGCCGACGGCAACAAGGTTCTCCAGACCGTCTACAACGACTCCAGCGACCAGATGATGGAGTCCGAGGGTCCGGTTGACCTTATCCTTGCCGACCCCTTCACCTACGAGAACTACGCGGACAGCGTTCTGCCGCACATTCGACTGGTGAACAAGGACGTCAGCGCCGGCTCTCCGACGCCCGCCAAGGACCTCCGCCGTGGCCTGCCCTTCGCGGCTGGCGCTGCGACGATGTACCGCGAGCGCAACATTGACCTCACCGCCTTCCAAACGCCGGAAGCCCAGAACGGTGTCTGCTACCTGATTCACTCCAAGGCTATGGAGATGATGCACCAGGGTGGCAACTCCAAGATGGAGACCGACGGCAACTTCGCTCTGCGCGGCGGCGACCGCCTGCAGGACCAAGAGGCTTGGCGTTACGAGTTCGTTCTCTCGCGCGGTATCTACACCAAGAACCTCCGGGTTCACGGTGCGGTTACCGGCGGCGCAGTCGAGTAATCAACCCACTTCCAAAGAGGCAAGTGAAAAATGGGTCCTATCTCCCTCACTCAAGATGCAGCACTTCACGACGTCAAGGCTCCCGCCGCGACGCCGGAAGCTGGCCCTGGACAGCAGCACGTCCTCGGTACGCGGGTGGACTTCTCGGCGTCTTCGTCGGACGACACGATTGCGTACATTGCGACCGCGACCCCTCCCGCCGGTTTGGTGGCAGGTGACGTGTTCGCGGGGCCGGGCTACTCCGACCTGACCAACATCAACACGCTGGTTGCCGCTGGCTCCATCGAGAAGTTCGTTTCGCCCGCAAACGCGGGTGGCCAGACTTGGATTTACGTCCAGGCTGGTGAGGCGATTGCTCGAGGTGAAGCGGTTATGCTTGATGTCACTGCCGCTGGCGCGATGGTGGTCCTCAAGGCTACCGATGCGAGCAAGGTCATCGGCGTGGCGCAGTGGAACATTCCCAACACCAACTACGCTTGGGTGCTCTGCGCTGGCGTGGGTAAGGTCAAGTCCGCTGGGGCTCTGGCTCAGGGAGACCTGCTGGCCACCACGACTGGTGAGGCCGCGACCGCTGCTGCCGGTGTGCCGACCTACGGCCTCTCGCTTGAGACCGTGCCCGGTGCCTCGCTGGTGGACGCTTCGATTCACGCCCTCGGCTAATCCGCCCTCTGCGTGAACACTAGGCCACCCCATTGCGGGGTGGCCTTTGTTGCTTTTAGACTAGCGTGTTAGAGGGTAAGCATGAGCCGCATCGAAACCATGAATCGCCGGGGAATCCGCGACCACGTTTGGGGCGTTGCGGATTGGAAACCCAAGAACTCACCTCGAGCGGTGAGCATCCTCAATGGGTTCATCAACCGAGCCTTGCTTGAGCTTGCCAAGGACGTGCCGTTCCTGTTTGACGAGGCGTTGATTCAGACGCCCGTCTACAAGGACGTCACACCAAAGGTGACGACCGACACGTTTGAGACTACGTCGGACCCTTGGGTTCTGCGCATGACGCTGCTGTCCACCGACCCAAATGCAACGCCGTGGGAAGAGGACGTTGATTGGGATGGCCGTCAGATTCACCTCAAGGCCCCCGACGATTTGCAGTGGCAGCTGTTCACTATCCGCGAGGCTTGGGTAGACTCGGGTACCAACGTCAGGTACATCACACTGACACAGCCGTACCCCGGTGGCGCAGGTATCACGGACATCGACTGGAAGATTTACGCACACGTTCTGCGACTGCCCGCAGACGTCATTCGCGTGAAGGCTTGCCACATGCTGCGCGACGGCATTAGCTACCCGCTGGACTTTGAGTTCCAGGGTAGCGCAGAGGCTTTCGCCTCCATCCGCCCTGGTCAGCTGCTGCCCACAGGACCACCCCGCAAGTTGTTCCGACGCCCGCCTGCGCGTTTGTCGGCACCGGCCTACACACCGAACATCACCACAGATGCCATTGGCGTGTGGGTAGGCGAGCGACCCGCCGGTAAGTTTGAATACTGCGTCACCTACGTTTGGGGTCGTGGTGAGCAGTGGGATAACAGCGGTGGGCCGTCGCAAAATGCTGCGACCTCAATCGAGAACAGCCGTAACGTGCCCTGGATTGAGAGCCCGCCCTCGGAAATCAGCGCAGTTGCAGATGTCGAGGCTGGTGGGGTGGTCACCTTGAGCCTGCCGAACATCACCAAGATGTTGGGCTTCGACGATGCAGGAACGCTGCGCTACAACCGACCTGGCCTCCGCAAGCGCATCTACGTTCGCCGCCTGTCGGACCCGTCGAACACCGTCGAAGTTCGGGAGCGTTTCTACCTTCTCAGCGAAGTGCCAGGTAACGTGACCTCATTTACGGACAACGGGTCAGTTTTGCCTGACCTCGGCGCAGCGATGCAGGACAACCACCAGTTCCAGCACCTTGAGATGTACCCTCCGCCCGACCAGCGGTACGACATGATGCTGCGTGTCACGCTGGCCCCACCCCGGCTCGAGACCGACACCGATGCACCGCGCCTGCCAGAGGTGGCCATGGAGGCCCTGCTGACGCGCACGCTGATGTTCTTGTACGAGAGCATGGGCAATGCGTCTATGAAGGCCAACACAGCCTACGAATACTCTGCAGCCCTGCAGAACATTCGCAAGAACTACGGTCTCGGCAAGCCTTCCAACGTGCCTCGGCAGCGCCAACCGGCTCGAGTTCGCGGACGCCGATACACCCGCAGGTACATCTACTCTGAAGACCCCATCTCTTGACATCAAGGTTTGTCGGTAATACAGACAGGTAGCCCCTCTAAGGAGAAGTGCAATGTCAGAAAAGATGACCGTACCCTTGATTTGCGGCGGCGTTTACGAGCGCCACGACCCCCACACTGGTCTGCCCGAGCGCGTGCTGGTTTACGCCACGAAGCGCATGGTTGGTGGACGCCTAGTTGGCCTCGCCCGCCAAGCCGAGCAGGCATATGCCCTTGAGTTCATCGAGGGCGACGAAATCATGGCTGGTTGGGCCTTGGTTGCCAAGCCCGAAGAGCTTGCCGAGCGCATCAGCGCAGGCGACATTGTCGAGACCCAGAACGCTTCGCTGAAGCGCCAGCTGGCTGTGGCCATGGACCGTGTGGCCGACCTCGAGCGCGCTGTGCAGAAGAGCGAACTCACCGACGACGTGCTTGTCAAGCGGGTTGCCGAGGGCGCTCGTTGGAGCGAAGTTGGCAAGCCCTTCGGCATGGGCTGGGGCGAGGTCAAGTCCCGCTTTGAATCGCTCGCTGCGGAAGGCGAGAAGACGGGAGCCTCGCAGGCTGCGAAGACCGCTGCCAAGCTGCTGCGCGAAAAGAACAAAGCCTCGGCACCTGCAGCTAAGTAGGGAAGATGTGGACCCACGACCTCCTCAACAACCGTACAGGCACAGCGGCAGCGGCCTCTGACCAACTCTTCGCACCAGAGGAGTTGGCAGGGCGGCTGCACAACTTTGTGCTTACCGAATACGGCACGTTGAGGACGGTTGTGGGGCCTGTCGAGTACCGCCCCCGAAACCTTCCAGGCGCTGGCACAAGTTACACCTACGACGGCCCGCTCAAGGGTGTGTTCCACGCCGTGGTTAACGGAAGGGACATTCTGCTGGCGCAGTGGGGCGAGGCAATCTACAGGTTCAACGGCCCCACACAGAGTTGGATTGAGATCCTGACAAAGCCTGGAACGGCAGCAGGTATCTTAAACTACCCAAGTCAGCGAGCCATTCTAGGCAATGTGACAGCGGCTAACAGAAGGCCGGGACCCCCTACGCAGTTCGTTGCGCTACCTAACGGGGTTGTAATCATTCCCCAAGGAGACCGAGCACTGTTCACGGACGGGGAGATTATCCTGCCACTGGGCTTTGACCAAATCCCAGCACCTCCGCAAACCTTTGCGCCCAAGCAAACTACCGACCCCGTTTCGGACAACGCAGGACCGTCTGGAGACGATACACCTGCGGAGGCCGATAAAACTGCGAACTCCGGGGGATACTCTCACCAGACAACGAACTCTCCAGAGTTTTGGGGAAACAACCGCTTAGGCACCATCAACAACCAAGCATTGGACACCGCAAGCGGTGCTAAGAGCAATGCCCTTGGTGGAACGCTTGAGGATGGGGAATGGCGAGCAGCTGTGCAGTGGGTGGACCACTTCGGCAACGTGTCTCCGATGTCGGGACTGTCAGAGCCTGCCACATGCACTACGGAAAACAACCTGACCAAAGACCGTAAGCGTGACAAAGACGAACCTGCGTCCGTGCTTAGGTTTCAAGTAGCGTGGGCTGGCATCAATCCAGGCCCCGTAGGGACGATTGGACGATTGCTTGGCCGTACCCGTGATTTGAAAAACAGCGGCATTCCTGACGTGTTCGTAATCTCAAACTACTCCACCTCGGGCTCCTACGACTTCGCAACCCTGCCGGATAATGTCACAGACACCTTCCCAGACAATATCCCAGACAGCTGGCTTGTCTCTCCGATGCAGGACTACGACCCTGTGCCACGCATGACCCTTGCAACGCAGTTCGACGGAAGGCTCTGGGTCAACGATGCCGATCAACCAGGCCTTGTACGCCCCTCAAATCCCTTTCAGTGGGGCACTTTCCCTAAAGACTTGGGTATTTGGACTAACACCCAAGGCAACCCCATTACGGGCATGTACGCCGTAGCTGGGCGTATGCTGGTGTTCACGGCTACTGCCACCTTCATTATCGCGCCGAACGAGGTGGGGGATGGATACATCAGCGCCACCCTGCACCCTTCGGTTGGGTGCGTGGCCCCGAGCAGCATCCAAAGCCTGCCCAACGGGACTACGGTTTGGTTGGGCCGAGAGGGGTTTTACGGCTACGACGGAGCCGACGTGGTTCGCATTTCGGACAACATTGAAGACACCGTTATTCGTCGAATCAACAAGGGCTACCGAATCGGCGCATGCGCTGCGGTAGACCCGACCTCGGGTGAGTACCGCTGTGCCGTCCCCATTGACGGTAGCAAAGTCAACAACCTGATGGTCATCTTTGACGATTTGGGCTGGCGTACTCGAGATGATGTGTATGCCGCAGCTATGTGTGTGACTCGAGACGAGCGGCAGCTGATGCTGGCCTTGGGCTCTGCAAGCGTGTCTAGCGTGCGAAAGAACAGCCTGTGGGTCCTAGACCATGACGGGGACGGAACGGACCCTACGGACCCTGTGACGTCCATCTACGAGACTGTGTGGTTGCGCAACGGAAGGTCGTACCGAAACGCATCTCCCAAGGTGGCCAGGTTCTGGCTGCGGGCTACCCGAGACGACACGCTAACGCTTGAGACATTCCGCGACGGACGGGCCTACCCGGCTCTACAGACTGAACCCGAGGTCAAGCGATACGCCGAGGCAGAAGAGTTCACACCCTTCTGGGACCAGACTGTGCTGGCGGGTAAGCACGTTGAGCGTGAACGGTGCGGCACCTTCACCAACTACTGGGTTCGGCGCAGAAACTACTGGGCCAAGGAAGACATCGACATTCCTGCCTGCGAGACGTTCAAGTTCCGAATCACAGGTACAGGTGATTGGGAGTTCGTCATGGCAATCTACGAAGAGCGGGATAGCTATGGTGGCGGAGCCAAGATGCAGGGGAGCTACTGATGGGCTGGCGATTTCCCAAGCGTAAGCCGCGAGCCAACAACGTCATGGACTACCGGGACTTTCAAGAGGCTACTCAGCCCTTTGTTGAAGAACTGGGCTCGCTCGACGAAACCAACTTCAGCACCAGCCTAAAAACGCAGCTGACGCCATCCAACATGGCGGTTGATGTGCATCGGCGCTACTTCTCAACGTCAGTCAGTTGCAACGACGATGTACGCGACGAAACGGACCCAGAATACTCTGGATCAGACATTCAGCGAATCCAGATAAGGGACACTTGGGTTCCTATCAGAAACCTTGTGCATGAGTTTACGTCTAGGGGAGGCACTGTTGATGTGTCGGCCTCTTTGCAGTGCTGGCGACCAGATTCGGATACTGCAGTCACTCAAGATATTAACGGTGCGGTCGTTGTAACTAGACCTCCTAATGGGACGCTGCCCGAAGACGTATTTGTCGGGGGCGGAACTGGGGGAGGCGTAATCCCAGTAGACCCAGCTACTGGCGTATATGACGATTACGACTTCTCTAATACTTACTTCTTGTTTGCCGTAGAGCTAGACGGAAACGTCATTGCGGAAACGGTGGTTGGCGACCTAGACATCTCGGTTGCGGGAACCAACATGGAGTACGGACTAGCCGGGTTTGTTTTTCCGGCTCACCTTGAGGCGACCCTAAACGTAGCTCCAGGCACGCATCAGTTAAGGATAGTCACTAGGCTTGTTGAGGGCGTAACTAGATATTTTCTAGGTGCTGGCGACATCGAAACCGCTGAAGAGTTTCGTTCGTCAGGTTATGAAGTAGCCTACCCTGGAGGCTCTCTCTACGTTGGAAGCAGAGAACTCGTTCTGGTGGAGGACTCGTAATGGCTATTAACGTAACAGAGGAAGGGGACGACCTTACCGCTGCCAGCGTGGACAACCGACTGCAGGAAGTTGCAGACGAGTACAATGCGCTTAGCCAGGAAGACCTAAACTACCGTAGGCTTAACCACACCCAAACACCTGCTTTGATTAACGTAGGCTCGCTGTTTACGGAGTATTCGGGAGGTAGTCCGTTTAGTGGGGCGGCGGTTAGTCGATACGACAACACGCTACCTACAGGTGCAGGAGCAGATGGCGGCGGCGTGCATACCCATTTGGAGTTGTTTGCTCCATCAGGCCCTTACGGACCCTACACTAGGGGCGCGGGCAACGTGGCTGAAGAGGGTTGGCTCATTCCTAGTCAGGGCGGGAATAACATGGAGGTCGTGCTAAACGGCCCAACCAACATGACGGATGCGGGGCTTGCTGGAATCAAAGCAACGGCTTGGGTAAACTACCAAGCCCCAGTGAAATCAGTAGAGACTTTGATTCTGCCCGTCGCCACAGAACCAAGTAACGACCCTAACTTTAATCGGGATACGGGTCCGGTGTTTGGTACCAAGACACAAGTGGCATACGCCTACCAGACCGCCTGCTACTTGGGTATCGGCATTGTAGACAGCGCCGGAACTCGGCATGTACTAAACCGGACCATTCGACGCATTTCACCGGAGACCGGCTACACGGGTGCCTGGACGACCACCACACTTATCCGACCCGAAGACTTGAGCGAGGGAACCCTCAACGGCACCGTTCGTGAAATCTTTGGAGCGGTGCTGTCGGCGCTATGGTTGTCAACTACGGACCAGCACGCTTCCCGACAAATGCGAATCAAGAACTTCCAAATCACAATCGAACCCGTTCGCGGTGGAGATTTGGTGCTGTAATGCCTACTATCGTACTGCCCAACACTCAGGTTGACGGGGACCCTGCAGACGCTGCCGAGGTTTCCCAGAACCTCTACACACCCAATGCGGCAACAGCGGCTTCTTTAGCGGCAATCAATGGGGTACTAGACAAAGACAACCTTGACCCAGCGACGTTGCCTCTTGAGCGCGAGGCTGTCCGTGGAGATGCGTATTCGGGCGGCGGGTTTGTCGGAGCTACAGCAAACCAAGACTACTACCGGGATTGGTATGCGGCATTCAAAGGCCCGCTGACTCGACCAAACGCATCGGCTGTGGCTATCCCAGGTGCTGCCCTGACGTACCGCATTCCCTCGGAAGCCTCGGTAGTATACATCAAGTGGCAAATCAGCCTCATTGCGCAGGGAAAGGACGTATACGACCCCGGTGGGGACATTGGGGATTTTACCCCAGCGTGGCCCAAGGTTGCCTTTGGTGAGGGAGACCTCATTGAAGACTCTGTTCTGCTTCGCCTTTACATTGATGGGAGGGCAGACCCCCGGTTCACTCAAGAGATTAAAGCATCGCAGCTGTCGGTGTACGACCGAGCAAAGACTAAGCACCAATATCGGAATAGCCCGACGCTAGTTGACCACCGCAACTGGACCTGCGTTGCAGCGTACTACCCAGGCGACCCCTTTAGCAGCAGCCTGCCAGTTGGAGTGTTTGGCCCCTCTGGACCAGGCTTCCATAGCGCAGAGCTTCGCATTACCAGCAACGGCCCGCAGGTTCGTGTCAAAGTGCGCAATATGAGTTATAGGTACGTTCGTTGAGGTGCCTGTGTCCAAGCGCAAGAAGGACGAAGAAGTCGTAGAGCGGGCTATCCGCTCGTCCCTCGGTGAGGGGAAGTACGGCCACATCAACTTCAAGCCGCCCGAGAGCGTGGCCAGTGCTGCCAAGCGCGGCCTTGATCTGCGCAAGAAGGCCAGCCCGTCAAACAAGGGTGGCCTCGACGCCAAGGAAGCCGCCAAGGAAGGCGTCGGCTCTGGCGTGCAGCGTGCAGTCAACCTCAAGAACCGCGACGAACTGTCGCCCGAGGTTGTCAAGCGCATGAAGAGTTTCTTGGCGCGCTCCGAGGACGCAGCCAAGATTGACCCAGACAAGCGGGACAAGCCGTACAACGACAAGGGCTATGTGGCCTGGTTGCTGTGGGGTGGGAACCCTGCTAAGGCTTGGGCCGATAAGGTGGTTGCCCAGATGGAAGCCGCTGACAAGCAAAAGAAAAACAAGTGAGGACCTATGCTCTCCGGTGAAATGTTAGAAGGTGTTGAGAAGCTGTACGGTGCTGCCGGTGACAGCTGGAAGTACGCCAAGATGGCCGACGGCTCTTGGAAGGTCATGGATACGACCAAGCCTGACTTCGGTTGGATTACGCCCAACGCCGCACAGGTCAAGGCCATTGAGGCGCAGCTGACCGAGGAAGGCGACGAGCGCGGGTTCAAGCTGACGGAAGAGCCCATGCCCACCGAGCCCGAAGCCGAAGCCGAGGTTGAGGCCGAGCCCGAAGCCGAAGCCGAGGTTGAGGCCGAGCCCGAAGCCGAAGCTGAGGTTGAGGCCGAGCCAGAGGAAACGATGGAAGACCGCATTGTGCGCAAGTCTAGCCGCTACCTCTCCCCTGCAGCGCGCATGGCTCCGCCTCCTGCAGACCCTAGCAGGTATGAGGGGTACCGATCAAACACCAAGGGTATTGACCCCAGCGGTGGCCCTGGCGCTGCGCAGCGGCAGGCGGAATACGACAGCTACCTTGAGTACCGTGAACGGGCCAAGGAAGACCCAAGAGATTCAAAGGGTCGGCCTAGCCGCTTCCCGTCTATTATGACGTTCTCGGAGTGGCAAAAGCGCGACGAACCCAAAGAAGAAGAAGCACCCAGCCCCTCCTTAGTTGAGCAGATTTACGAAACGATGATGAGCGACCAAGAAGAGCAAGAGGCCGCTCAACGTCGTAGAATCGAGGCAAGGCTTCCGAGTAAGGCAAGCAAGTAGAGGTCGTCATGGATAAGCCACGCTACAGTGCAGACCAATCGCTCTTGGCTAGTAAGGCCGCGCAGATGCGCAAGGCTGCAGCCGAAGACACTGGCGACACGACCATGGACACGGGCATGGATATGGCTGCGGACATGCCTGCTATGCCTGCGCCTCCGACGCCTGCAGCCCCTGTCGAAGACACCGCTGCAGCCATCGGGCCAATGGCAGGCACACCTGTCACCTACGAAGACCCGAACGCGCCCGACGAGATTTACGAGCAGTACCCCAGTGGGGCGGTCGCCGTGGTCAATGAGCGCACCGGACAGCGATTTGAGTTCCCTCCGCAGGGGTTCATGGCCAACATGATTGGCTCCGCCATCGAAGAGGGGCAGATGAACCTGCTCGTCACGGAAGATGTGCCCGAGGAAACTGTTGCGTTCGACGCCTCGGATGCCGTGACAACGCCTATCGAGCCCAAGACTGTGCCGGGCACGGACGCCTACGGCAATCCCGTCATGCCTGGTTCTATGGCCGAGCGCCAAGCCATCTCGCGTAGTCGGCAGCTGCCGTACAAGCCGCCTCCGACTTCACCGCAGCCTACGGAGCAGGTGTTTACCTCCGAGGGAGACCCCTACGAGTACAAGGTTGAGTCTGTTGAAGACCTTCCAGGCGCTCGAGGTGTGCAAGCGCGCCTCAAGGGAACCGGCGACTGGAGCGTTGTGCCCGAGGGTACCGACGCCTACAAGAGCATCCTGTCGCGCTACGAGTTGGAGATGGGCGAGGCTCCCCCCGAGTCGGCTGTGCCTATCCCTGCACCTCCGCAGTCGGCGGTACCCACTTCGCAGCCCCTGCCCCTGCCTGCGATGGGCGGTGGGTTCCAGTACCCGGAGCGTGATGCCATGAAGGCCATCGTGCGCGAGGCTTTGAACGAGGCCGCTGCAGAGAACGCCCAGAAGTAGGCAGTTGCTACGGCCTCCCCCGCAGGTTAAACCGAGGATGGAGGTCTCATGCCTACAGCGGGACGACTGCGTGCTAAGTACGCCAAGCAACTAGGCCGAAAGCTGGCTGCAGGCGGGGACATGGTCTCCGACGTAGAAGCCCAGCAGATGGAACAGGCCATGGTTGAAACGGCGGGGGCTGGCTTGAAGGCTCAGCAGATGAACCTCGGCCAAGCAGCCAAAGCAGCAGCGGGCGGCGGGCCTTTCATGGAGCAGCAGTTCCAGAAGAGTCAGCAGGACCTGGCCAAGCAGCAGGCAGAGACAGCGGTCAAGGCCTCGGGTCAGCAGAAGTTGCTCGAGGCTCAGCTACAGGACACCCGCAGGCAAATGGCCTCGCAAGAGATTGGGCAGGTCCAGGCCGTCCGCGACCGCCGAGCCCAGTTGGCAATCGAAGGCACGAAAGCCGCTGTTGACGTAGCTACTACGCTGCTGACAGGTCCCGCAAGCCAGTTGGTCGGCGCAGCCCAACGAACACAAGAGGCAGGTGCAAATGTGGCAAAGGGTGTTGAGGCGGCAGAGGCTGCTAGGCAGGCAGCAACTACGGCTGAGAAAGCCCAAGTAGCCTTTAAGACAGCAGGGACCGCAGCAGAGGCACTAGACGCGGTGGCCAAGGCTTCCCAAAGCACCCCAGCAGCTTACAAGGCCTCATTGCAAAGAGCCTTGCAGTTAGAAGGTTTGTCCCAAGAAGACAGGGCTAACCTTCAGCAGCAGCTTGATGCCCTTGAAGATTTAGGAGCGTAGCATGGCACTCGACCCCAAACTCTACGCTAGGCTGCAGCAACGCCAGAGGGCCAAGAAGGCCCAAGCTATGGGTACGATTGGCAGCATTATTACTCAAGAGGGCATCGACTACCAGGCTCCCTGGAAGCGTCTGCAAGAGAAGCAGGCCCTGATGGAGCCGTCTGTTTCTGCGCTTGAGCAATCGACGCAGTTCTACTTCGGAAAGGAGTACGAGGCCCAGCAGAACGCGCTCAATAAGCAGTTGGACATTAAGCTGCAGAACTTGCAGGCCGCGCTTACGGAGGGGCAGATGGACGTTACCTCCAGCAGTCAGACTTCGCGCAACCAACAAACAGCCATCTTGCAGCAGATTAAAACAAACATCAGAGAGCAGCAGGCCGCTCGAGAAGCAGACCCCAATGTTTTGGAAGGCTTCTCGCTTGACTTAGGTATGGACCCAGCGCAGCAAGCAGCCTTTGCACGGGCTTCGGCTGGCGGCGGAGGTTCGATACCCTCGCTAACCGAAGGCCCAGCACGCGATCTTGTTAGGCGAAGCCCCGCATGGCAAGAAATCGACAGAAGCTCCGACAAATGGTACGAGGCCGAAGCGCAACGTCCTGAAACTCTAATCGGTAAGCAGGCCCTGCGTCTTGGCATCACCGATAGGCTCGCTCAAGCCAAAGACGATGCCGAGGCGCAAGAAATATTTTTGAAGGCATGGGCTGAAAAACTCATGGCGAACAACTGGCTTGACCGAGGCGGAGCACTTGGCGCAACGCCAGAACAGCTTGAGGCTGCACGGCAGGAGACAGAGGCAGCACAGAAAGCCTTTGACGATAAGAAGATTCAGTCTGCCATCTCTGCGCTTAGAGACACGGCCAACTCTGCACCGGAGTTGCAGGCCGGGACGGTGCAGCAAATCGCAAGGGCAACAGGCGTGCCCGAGGACGTGCTTCTCGACTTGGCTATTAACGAGGCTGAGAAGCAGGGGGATGCAGACGGAGTAAGTAAGCTGCTAACCGTACAGGGCTCTGTTCTTGCCAAACCTCAAGAGTTGGCGACACTAGACGCGGAAGGCGAGCAACTACACGACGATTTGCTCAAAGTTGCGGGAGTCGGCTACGGTAAGGACAAAATCCGAGCGGCGCTGAGTGACCTCCAGACTACGTTGACGCAGCTGCAAAAGGCGTCAAATCTCGGCAAGCCTGTTTCCGAAGAGGACGAGCGCACCAATAACTTCTACAACATTCTCGCGGAGCCGCAAGGCCCTGCCGCAGACAAGCGGCTTGAGATGTTGCAAGCCATCGAAGAGTACGAGGACTTGCCGTCGGCCCAGTCGATTAAGGGTGAAATCTTCGCATCTCCCGAGTTTCAGAAGTACATGGAAGAGCGTCAGGTCTACGACCCCGACATCGCCTTCAAGCTGATGAACCGCGAAGCTCGAGCAATGAAGCAAGCCAGCCGAAGCCAGAGCCGTCAGCGTGTTCGGCAACTGGTCAAAGAAGGGCAGCTGTCACGTCAAGATGCGGAGAGTGTTGTCGAAACGCCCGAGGCTCCCGAGACACCTGCCGCCCAGGCAGTGGCCGACGCCGCTGCAGACAAGGTGGCAGGCGAACTGGCAGGGGCCAGCACCGCTGCGCAGGAAGACCAGAAAAAGAAGAACCCGTAAGGGTTGCAGGGAGAAGACGTGGCTGAGCCTTACGAGAAGTCCCCCTACGAGTTGCCAAAGCCTATCAGCAAGGCAGAGTACCTTGAGACACTGCCAAAGCCTATCAGCAAGGCAGAGTACCTGGGCGAGGCCCCGGCGCAGGCCCCGGCGCAGGCTCCAGCGGCGCAGCCCAGCAAAGACGAGTTGGCCGAGTTCCTTAACATGCTCGACGTGCCAGCCCCTGAGCCTCCCGAACCCATGCAGGCAGCACCTGCGCCGCTCGCCCCCTCCGTTCCCGAAGAGCGGGTTTCCCCTTCTCCTGGCCCAGATTCAGAGACGGAGGGGGACGAGCCTGGGCTTTGGCCTCAAATGGTTCCAATGCTCCGCATGCGCCAGCAGTACCTTGAGGCGCAGGAGCGCGTAGAACCTCCGCCTATGCGAGTCACGTTCGACTCGGCTGAAGAGGGCGTACCGGGTATTACCCTTGAGCCTGTGTTCTTTGAGTCTCCCAAGGAAGTGCAAACCGAATCCATGCTGCTGCTTTCGACAGGGGTTGAGGGCGAGGGACAAGGGCTGCAGTCCGGTGAGCGTGCGCTAGACTTGAACGCGACGGCTCAGAAACTGGCCCGCGAGCGGACGGCATTGGCCCTGGAGAAGCGCGCAAGCTACACAGCGAGCGAGGCCAAAAGCATTGCGGCCTCTGAGTTCACAAAGGCCAAGCGCGAGGTGAGCGACTGGTACACCAAGGCTTCGGAGAGCGGCGAGATTACAGCGCCCCTGGCCGAGGTCAAGATGCCTCTCAGTTTGATGGGGCTGCAGCTGGACCCAGGCGGCGAAAACATTCGGCATTGGGCAAATAGCGAGTCGCTAGAGGACCCCAACTCTCTGCTATCTAAGTTTGCTGAAATGCTGCCCGAGGGCGAGTTTCGTAAGATTGTAGCGCCCTTTGTAGGCTCCTGGGCTGGGGCAGAAATCAGCGCACAGTCACCCCTTGGCCGACGCACCTACAACGAAGGTCTTAACTGGGGTGGTTTGGACTGGGCGGGACGGCAGAGCTTGCTTACGATGGTGAGCAACTATCTCGTTGTACCGGGACGTGAGGACTGGGGCGGCGACGAGATGATGCGCAACCTGGCTCGAGGCGAGGAACTGTTCACGTTGTTCGACCGAGCAGAGGCTAAGTTTGGCGACCCTGACGCAGGGTACCTTCAGGCAGGGTTTGGAGGCTTCCTTTCTGGGCTATCGGGCGCAGCGGAGGGCGCCACTATCATTCCGCGTAACGTCTTTGAGGGTTTAACGGGCATCGACATGACCTCGGACGAAGCCTCAGAGGCGATTGGGGACTTCATTGCAGCCGCAGGGCTTACCTTTATAGACCCTGACGTCTGGATGGGGGTGGGCGGCTCTGTAGCGAAGCTCTCTAAGAAGGGAATAGGTGCAGCCGTAAAGGGCATCGAGGCGGTTACTGACCAGTCGCTGGGTCTAATCAACCATGCAACCAGCATGAAGACGACCGAGAACATTATTAGAGAGAACATGGACGAGATCCAGCGGCTTTTAAGTATGCCAGAGAACGTGGCCTTTACTCGTGAGCAGCTGCAGGAAGCCGTGGAAATCAGCTTGAATGACATTGAAAAAAGGGCAGGCCCCGGACCTGCAGCGATGATTAGGGCGCTCTACCAGGCAGATTTGGGCGTTAATACAAGCCCCAGCAAGGTAGTTTTGGACGCCTTTGAAGAGGCTAACCGAAGCGCAAGGGCACGGTCGGTTGAGTGGGAAAAGATGGACGAGGCCCAGAGCTTCTTGGACGCCCTCGACGAGCAGACAAGGAGATTTGTACAGAGCAATCCCGACAGAGGCCTTGTCGATAGCACGGCCCGAAATGCGGAGAGAAGTCTAGCCGATGCCATCAATGCCCGCATCCAGATTGAGGCGAGCTACCCCAACACTAAGCGGGCAGCGCGGGCAAGAAAGAAGGTAGATGATGCTCGAGCCGTCCGTGATGTCGCGGCTCGTCAAAAGAAAGCAATCGACGACTTCGATAATCTGCTCGCGGGCGCAGATAGCTCTCCCAGGTCGAAGGCTGTTCTGGACTTTCGTGTCAAGGCAGACAACTTTGTTTTGGCCAGCGCGGCTCTGGCCGATTTGAAAAACCTGCGCAAAACTGTAGGTGCTATTCGACCGGTGATTAGGGGTCGAGCCGCCCCAGTGCCTACAAAAGAAACAGAGGAACTAGCTGCCAACCTAGAGCAGCTGATGCGTAAGTCACTGGATCCTTCGGTAGGCGATGCCGAACGAGCCGATGTGCTTGTTCAGTTCTACACGGAGCTTGGAGATGTGGCAAATAACGTAGGTGCTGACGTTCTAAAGGTGTTGGACGACAAAATCGCGCAGATGGAGAAGTCCGTAAAGGGAGCTAAGAAAGACTACAACCGCCAGCGCGAATACATGAAGAGACTTAACTTCTGGGAACCGGAGTTTGATGAAGCCACTAAAGTGATGAAAGACACACTTGCTGCGTTAGAAGAGGCTTCGGAACAATACGCCGGGAATCGCGGAATGGCCTCGCTCTTTAGGGTGCTAAGTCGGACGGCAGATGCCTACAAGGTGGCGGCAAACCCCAACAACTTGGTGCCCCCTGCTATTGTTCAGCAGGCCGACCGCTTTGCTGTGGAGTTCTCGCACACAGACAAAAGCCTGCGCGGTTCGTTCAACAAAGCAAGGGTGTGGTTGCGGGACACTGTTTCGCCGGTCATTCCCCGAACGGGCTCTACAAATGCGGACGTACAGCAGGTGTTCCTCGGCGCAGAAATCAACCGCAACGCTGACTTCAAGTACATCGTAGACTCCCTGAGCAAGATTGCACGCGGGGAGATGGACCCCGCAGAGTTCGCAACGAAGGCCAAAGACTTCGTTACTGATATGCTGGACGACACCACTGGCGAGATGGGGTTGATTGCTGGGTCTTACCCCGAGAGCCGCTGGGGTGCAGCCAAGTATTACTTGCGAAACGAGCAGGACCTAATCAAATCAGAGCAACTGACCAAAGATGACTCTATCCTTGTTCAACTAAGCCGTATGTGGCTTGTGGGACAGGCCCTCACTGAAAGCGAGGGTGGAACGCTATTCGCGAGAGCAGCAAAGTTCCTCAATGACAACAAAAACGCAACCTTTGACGAGTTCCAAGACCACATGCTGGAAGAGACCGCCAAGGTTGTAGCCAAGCGAGACTTCAAGCTCTACATCGCGCCCCGCAATAAAATCATTGACGACGCTAAACGCATTTTGGACGACGTCAACGCTTCAGCCGCTGACAAGGCAGAGGCTGCTGCTGCTAAGGCAAAGGCCAATGCAGAGATACGTCGTAAGGAACAACAGGTGGCAGGTAGCCTTAAAGCAAAGGCAGGCCACAGAGGCATGACCAAGGCAGCACTTGCCGTTACGCAGGCTGCTGCGATTGAGCGGATGGGTTGGAACCTGAGCAAGATTGCCGCTGACCCTGACGGAAACTTGGCAAAGCTGGTAAACGCTTGGACAGGTAACGATATAGCCGAGTTAGGCAACTATGGCGAGGCCATGCTGGACATGATGTCTAGACTGGGCTTCCCAGCAAATCTGCAAAAAACAGGTCAAGCCACGGGCAAGCGGCTGGCGGAAGGCTTTGCTATCTACAACGTCAAGAACCGAGGCGTGGATGGGCGGGAGGCCGCTGAGTTGATTTTGACTGGCAGAGAAGACGAGGTGACAACCTTCGTACCGCGCCGCTGGATTACCCAGATGAACAAGAACATGAGCGAGTTTGCCAACTCCCTAGATGCGGCAGAGGCTGGAGTTGAGGGAGGGGCCTACGCAGGAGCAGGGGCACAACTGGCTTCGACGTTCACCCGCATCTGGAACCAGGCAATCCTGCAGGGCCTATTCTTGCCAGACCCCAAGTACGCCGTCATGATTCAGTTCGGAAACATGTCACAGATTTTCCTAGAAGAGGGACTTGGCTACGCAGCTGCAGCCGGTACTCGGTTTATGTCGGACATCACGGCAGCGGGGGTAGAGCACTTGCCCTATGTCGGCAAGGTACTCAAGGCTGAGTCCGGCGAACCTGCGCCCAACTCACTGCCCTCTGCGGTAGGCAGCGCCATCAACAAAACAATCACTGCGTTCTTCGACCCAAAGTATGGCACCCCACAGGATTTGATAGAGATTGCTGGAAAGAAGTACACCTGGGCACAGCTTCGTGCGATGGCTCATGACAAAGGCGTTGTGACTTCCTTTGTCGGAACCTCTGGCGTGAAGCGGGTAACGCGTAGGCTGAATGCCCCGAAAGGTGTTTTGAAGTACGCAGACGAGTTCGGTCAAAATGCCGACAACATTCTCTCCTTCTTCCAGCACATCGAGGAACGTCAGCGCGTTGGAATGTGGCTGCACCTCATGAACGAAGGCGTCAGCGCAGAAGAAGCGGCATTTCGGGTCAAGAAGGCCTTGTACGACTGGCAGGCTCCGATGTCGCAGGTAGAAGAAAAGTACCTCAAAAAGTTCTTCATGTTCTGGTCGTTCCAGCGCAGGGCACTGGGGCAGCAGATGAACGCGCTGCTGGACCCGACCTTTGGCTACAGCAACAAAATGTCCCGAACCAGCAAAATCGCTCAAATCCAAACGGGGCTCACAGAGTCGGTCGACCAATACCTGACAGACCAAGAGGGCGTTATGCCCTACGATTACCCGCTCTGGCGTAGTGAAGCCACGGCACGGACCTACTTCGGCAAGAGCCGCCTGCCCCTTGAACTCCGAAATGCTCGAGTGCTGGGTACCGAAGGCAGACCCTACGACGCCTACATGTACAGTGCCCCGGCTGCGACATCGTTTGGCAGCATGCAGCTAATCTCAGACACCCTGGCTGTACTCAAGGGCATGGCCTCGGGTGAGCCGGTGCAGCCCGCGCTCAACCTGGCTGGCGGCATGACCGGACCCGTCGGACGTGAGATGGTCCGAGGCTTGCAAATGGCCTACGGCAAGGACATCAACAACTTTGGCATGGAGTTGGGCGAGGTTGGGGAGAAGGTTCGGGTTACGCAGTTGGACAAGCCCACCGAAAAGATTGTCTTTGGGATTTACGACATGCTCAGCCCTGGCCAAAGCACCTACGAATACGCAGGTGGTGTGTACACAGCCTCGTCAACGCATGCCCTGTACCGGGCCTTCCTGCCCATGCTGTCAGTTGACCTCGCGGGCTTCCTCGACCCGGCTATTTTGACTGTGACAGAGCAGCGCGACCTTGGCTACCTGCTGCGCCAGCTTACAGGCGTCGCCTCAGAGACCAAGTTTACCGCACGGTCCTACACCGCCGAGGAAATCGAAGAGGGCGTGTAGGTGCCCAGATAGGGCCTGCGTGTTATGAACTCGGGGTATAGGAGCCTCCAATGAGCCAATCTGTTGAGCCTCGCTGGGTCAAGCCCATGCTGCTCTCCGACGAACTCAACCAACGAGTTCTGCAGAACCAGACGGGAGCGCCGCTCTCCGTGGGCCAGGTGGTCGCCGTCGAGTCGATGAACGACTCCGAGGCCTACATGGCGGTTCAGCTGGGTGTGGCCGACGGAACGTGGCGTCAGGAGCTTCTGTTCGTTGTGGGTCAGGCCATCCAAGAATCGGACACTGAGCGCCGCGACAAGTTCCGTAGCCGTACCCTGCTCGTAGTTGAGTTTGACACGTCGCTGGCGGCGATTGGAGACCCGGTCTACCTCTCGGGTACTACACCCGGCGCTGTGACCCTGACGCCCCCTGCAAATGTCCGCAAGGTGGGTCAGGTGCTGACGGTTGGCGTGACGGGCAAGGTGGTCATTGCTCCCCAGTTGTTCCAGGGCTTCGGCACTGCTCCGTTCACCCTCGACCAGAAGTGGCGCGACGAGTTCGACGCAGACTGGGAGGCCGCTGTTGCAGGCACCCGCACGGTCTTCGTTGACAACGTGGCCGGTAGCGACACCACGGGCGACGGCCAGACGGCTGGGACGGCCTACGCTACCATTGACAAGGCCATCCTCGACATTCCCCACCACCGCAACGGGCTGCAGAAGGACGAGGTCTTCATTCGCCTCGTTCACAACGGTTCGGGCAACCCCTACGCTTGGGGCGGGCAGGCTCTGGTGGGGAGCCTCGACGACGTGACCATCCAGGGTAGCCTCGACACCAGCGCCACCTCGCAGATTGCGACCTTCACGGCGACCTTCTTGGACGTGGCCTTTGAGGACGGCAACGTAATCATCACCACTGCAGCCCTGCCGGGTACGACCAACGACCTGTACAAGGGGCAGTGGATTGCCGTCGATGGCTACGACTTCGACAACACGACGGACTACGCCCACATCAACCGCTCGACCTACGATGGCGGCTCTGGTACCCACACGCTGTACCTGTCTGACCGGCAGTTGGCTCCGACGTGGGAGGGCGACCTGACCATCTTCAACCCCGAGTTGTTGCTGACCAAGGTCAACCTGCGCCCCGGCGTGTTTGCTCCAGGCGACGAGGCCACGCGCATCTACGACTCTTCGGGCTTCAAGATGAAGCACCTGTACATGCAGAACCTCACCGACCTGACCTTCTCGGGTAACTCCCCGGTTCGGCTCGAGGGTTGCCATGCGCTGACGCTGGCCTGGTACATGAACGAGACCGAGGTCGAACTCGAGCGCGTGTACCTGCGCAACTACACCGACGTCCCCGACCACGGCTGTATGGACCTGACCTCGACCACCCTCATTGTGAAGACCGGCTGCACCATGGACGGCACCGACGTCCTGCCCCCTGACGCGGGCTTCACCACGGGCACCATTGCCTCGGTGTGGATGCGCAAGGGCTCGCATGTCCACGTCGAGGGCGGGCTGTGGCTGCGGTCGCATGCCCACATTATCTGCGAGAAGGGTACGTTCCACCGCAAGAGCGGGGGCTACATCTGCGTTGTCGTTGGCATGCAGCAGGGCGGCCCCGGCTACACGGTGCCCGGTCTGATTACCACCCGCCCCAAGCTCGGCACCAACGAGAAGGTGGCAGGGCGGCACCCTGGCGGCGAGGTCGAACTTCGCGGGCCTCAAATCACCAACATCGAGTTTGTGCTGGTGGCTGCGGGCCACGACATCTCCGTCTCCGACGTGTCCGACATCACGACGCAGCGCGGGGGCGTTGACGCCATCTGGGTCTCGGCGGATAGCGGCGGCAACCAGTGCAGCTACGACCCCGGCTCTGGCTCTCGAGCCCGCATCAACGACCCCGGAACCAATGGCATGTTCCGAGTGGTCGTACCGTCCTCGGGCTCCGAGTCGTTTAACCTCATTGACTGGGCTCGCGGCGAAGACCAAATCATCGACCTGTCTGCCCAAGCCGCGCAAGATGGCGAGGTCAACATCAGCTTCCGCCACCCCCGCCTTGGCGGCACGCACAAGTTGTGGATGAAGGGACGGCCCGCTGGTGTAGCTCCCCTTATCTGGGCCTCGGACATTACCTTCAGCGCAGGCGCTCCTGCGGGGGCCAACCCCGCCGTCTACCAGCTGTTCGTCTTTGAGTACCTTCCAGACACCGCAACCTACTACGCGCGGCACGTCGAGGTAGACATTACCTAGCCTTTGCTGCAGGTTGGTCGGTGTGTTATGAAACCCCCACCACCCTTGCCTGGAATACGCAATGAGCCTTCCGTCCGTAAAGACCTTCAAGGCCACTCTCGAGCCCGACGGGCTGGGTGTTGGCTGGTCGAACCCAATCCTTGTTGACCAGATGGGCCGCTCTGGTGAGGTCGTGTCTCTGGAAGTTCGCGGCGACCCGACCGACGCAACCACGGGCACCGCCACGCTGATGCTCTTTGAGGCCCCCATTCCCAAGAACCCGGCTGACTACATCGACGCTCCCGGCATTGTGGACGTCGCAAAGCTGGACCCGGCTACTATCCCAGACGGCGACCAGGCGCTGCGCATCGTCGGCCTGACCATCGCGCCCTCGGCTACGGTCTCTTCGGACAAGGTCAACGTCCGAGACCAAACGACTGGGGCTGCAGTCTACGCGGTTAGCGTTCCCAGCAATGCCTTGTTCCTCGCCATCTCAGGCGTTACGGGCAAGGTCAACGTAGTTATTCGCGCACAGGGGCAATGACATGGCCACCGTTGAAATCCCAGCACCGGCATCTGGTGGGGGCGGCGGTGGCGGAGGAGGCATCGTGGCAACCCTAGACACCTACGCAAACATTCTGGCTCTCACGCCATCTGCAGGCGACATCGCATACGCCAGCGACCTTCCAGGCCTGACGCTGCGCTGCTTCTCTGCAGGTACTTGGACGAAGTTCCTTCGCGACATTGAGCTATCGCCTGTGCCAAGCGCTGGGTGGAGTTGGAACAACCAGACGAGCGGCGGCGCGACGGCAACCGTATCTACGCCTGGTCCCTTTCAATCAATCACAACGCCGGGCATTGCAAGCGGCAACCACATCCGGCACAGGTTTGTTGCAGCGCCCGCAACCCCGTGGAAGCTGACAGCAATGTTTGACGGCTTCGGTGGATCGCGGACTATTGGGCTTTCACTGCGAGAATCGAGCAGTAATAAAATCTACCGCTTCGGGATTTCGATGCCGAATGTCTACTTCGGCGCGTCGCTCTACAGCGAAACCGGCGCGGGACCACCGCTCGGCACGACAAGCCTTGGCGACAGGCAAAACCTGCTGCCGGAATCGGGGCCAATCACGTACAGCATCGAGGACGACGGCGTGGATTTGATCTTCCGAATCCTAATGCCGTACAGTGGGATCGAGATCGAATATTTCCGCCACGGCAGAACCACTTTCATGGCTTCTGGACCTGACGAGTTCGGGTTCCACATTGGCACGCTAGAAGAAGATGGGCACGTTGACCTGCTCTCTTGGAAGGTGGAGTAATGTCTACTATTCAAATCCCAGCGCCTGGAACTGGCGGCGGTGGTGGCGGCGGCGGCATTACAACCATCGACACCGGCAACACGGTCTTCGTTGACTCGGTTAACGGCGACGACGGCACGGGTGCCTTTGGGGACCAGAACCTGCCCTTCGCCACGGTTGCAGCCGCTCTCGCCGTTGCCATTTCGGGATCGGTTGTTCTGCTGCGCCCCGGAACCTACGCAGAGTTCGGTCTTAACGTCCCGGCCAACGTGACGGTGCGAGGCTACGGCTGGGAATCTACCCGAGTTGGGTCGAATGCGGCGACCTCGAGCATCTTCACGCTGAACATCGCGGGCGGCGCAGTTCACGACCTCGACATTATCTGTCCAGCCGGTGCAGGGTTGGCAGGCCTTGTCCACAGCGGAGGCACAGCCAGCGTCACAGGCCTTAACTTCACGGGTACCGGCGCTGCGGGCTCTGGCGACGGTATTTACAAGACCGGCCTTGGTAAGCTCATTGGCGGCACCATTCGCTTTGAGACTGGCGGGTTCAACGCGGGCCTGCGGGTGGACTCGGGGGTGCTGTCTCTTGACGACGTTCACTTCCCCCAGTCCAGCGGCATCACGCTCTCGGCCCTCAATGTGCAGGGCACCGGACGGTTCCAGGGTCAGGGCTTCAACGCCGGTTCCAACAACATCGTAGACGGTGTGAAGTTGGAGGGGACGGGCACTGCCATTGTGTACAGCCCCAACATCTTCAACGTCATTAACGCAGTCCGCATTGCGGCAGATGGCGTTACGTTTATTTCGACTGGAGGCCGATTCGGAGCCGTGACCTACACGGTGCTAGTTGACCCGCTTTTGACAGGGACAGGAACAAAGGTGACGACTCTGGCGACTTCGCTGGAGCCGCTGTTTTCGTTTCCCCCGGCAGCTGCACAGAACGCCGACTTCGTGCTTCAGTTCTCGCAAGAACCTACTGTTGTCCGAGAGGCGAGGCATCGCATCATTGGTCAAGATTTTGCGCTGGGCTTTCCCGAGAAGGGTAGTAGCTTCATTAGCGGTAGGGGCGCGGATTACGGTGATGGCATTAAGGTGGTCACTTCCGACTCGACTGCTACGGGTGTCGCTGTGGGGGGCAACCTCACCGACGTGACAACTGCGGCGCAGTCTTTGGACAGCAGCACCTTCACGTTCCAGGGAACTGCAGCCAACCACTGTATCTACTTCGCAACGCAGCGCAGGGATGGCGCGTCTAACCCGCTGAAGCACTGGGGTGGTCGCATCAGCACGGTAGCGGCAGCTGTCGGAGGCTCCTACGTTTTTGAAGTTTGGAATGGAGCGAACTGGGCTGAGATTGGGGCCATGGCTACCAGCGATGCCGAAAGGTACCGTTACTCTTCAAGCTACTTCATTCGGGCAAACAGCGAAGAGCGCATCACCTACGGGTTGGATAGCGCCACGACCTGGGCGACGCTTACCATCGACGGCGTCAACGCATACTGGGTTCGGGTGCGAATCAACACCGTAGCTACAACCGTGCCCACGTTTGAGCGTTGGTGGCTCGAGGAAAGCTCTACCCAAATCAACGACCGAGGCCAACGCGCTGCGACCGGCCTAGGCCAATGGCGACGGACGCTGGTGGGTGCCGGTAACGTGTTCGCCGGGGGCGGCACTACGGCCAACGGCCAAGCCACCGTCGGTACCGGGCTGGGGACTTGGACGCACGCCCTAGACAACGCCCGCTTGAACGGTAGCGGAGACACGGTGTCCACGCAGTTCTTGCTACCCAACGGCATCTCCACGGCGCACGCCATTCGGATTCGGGTCATCTTCAACTACTTGCAGTTCTTCGCCGCACCCACCATCGAGGGGCGTATTTTGGGAGTTGAGCGCGCGGGAGTTTTGGTTGCAGATAGCGCGGGAGGGCTTACTCCGGTCGCCCGAACCGAAGCGAACACTACCACCCTGACAGCGACTGCTGGCCAAATCACAAGCCGCGTCACCACGACCACGGACCCGACTAAGCTGCAGTCGGAAGAGTTTGGTCCCTACTCGATTCGGGATCTGTACGCTGGCGACCTCGTCCTCTTCCAGTTCAGCATGACTGCAGATGGCGGCGGCGGCGGCGGAGCGACCGACATTCAAATCTGGGCCATTGAGGTCGAGGGTGTGGCGTTCCAAGACGGTTCGCCCATCTAACAAAACTTTACAAAGCAGAGGCTAGTTATGAACATCAACCCTATTGCAGTGTGGGCTGGGGTTAGCGACCTTGTTGACGACCTGATTGAAGCGGGCGGTGACGAGGACAAAATCGTTGAAGCGGTCTCGGAGTTCCTTGACGTAGCTCTGCCCTTGGACATTCTCATTCCTGGCGCACCTGGCATTGCGGCTGAGGCCTTGGACGGAAAGTTGTTCGGCATCCTTGTTCCGCTTTTCATCAAGACTTTCCGCGTTGACCCCGAAAAACGGGCTGCGCGAAAGGCTCGGCGGGCTGCTCGCAAGGCCGCTCGGCAGGCGTGACTAAAACTTCACAGCGGGTTATGAGCCCCCTAGTGGAGTGACCATGTCTCCAGAATGGGATGCCATCGTTGCCGATGAAGACTTGAGTGACAGCGTGTGGCTAAAGGCCGTTATGCGCTTGTCCGAGGCAAGCTCAAAGTCTAACGAAAAGCAGACCGACCGCATCGTCGAAGCATTCAAGACTGAGTCTGCCGCCAACCGAGAAGCCATTAACGCGCTGAAGCAAGAGACCCACCAGGGCCTTGCCGAACTGCGAGCCAACGTGAACCGAAACACGCTGGCCATGGTCGCCGTTGCACTGGTTGGCTTTATCGCACTGGTGGCGGTAGCAGCTGGTTCTTCGCTAGACCTCAACATGAGCACGAGCGGCATCACGGTGTCCACCGCCCAGGCTGCTGAGTTTGAGGAAGAGGGTCAGTCGCCCTCGGAGTGATAGCCGTAGAAGTAGTACGGGCTGTTACCATACGAGCGGTCGATGTCTTCAGAGGACAGAGCCTCCTTGAAGACCTTGACTCGAGGCGGGTCGTCCTTGGGGTAGGGCACAATGAAGTCTGCGTTGTGCCACCGCAGTAGGTTGTTGGGCTGGCAGCAGAAGTTGCCGTCGTCCATCTCAATGAAGTGGAAGCACTTGCTGTCTTGGTCGTTGGCGTACCCTACGTTAATCTCGTTGAGGTCGCCCTCGTAGTCGTCGATGGTGGTGATGTACTTACCCGACCGCCACTGTCTGTCTCGACAGAATATGTCCACCCGCTTGTTCTGCAGAAAAGCAAAGGTAGTCACAGCGATGTTGTTGGACTGACAGTCCCAGCTTTCCAGCAACTGCAGCCGCTTGGCTTCGTCATCGGACAGCACCGCGTAATCTTCCCGGTGGACAAAGGCGCTGATGGGCATGTTCCAAAACACAGCACCGTTCGCACCCTGGAAGTGGAAGTGCAGTGGCCTGTTCAGCATGCTCTTGACCCCGAAGATGTAGCCCTCGAGCAGAGTCTTGAGGCCGGAAAACTCTGGTCGAATCATGCAGCTGATGTAGGGCATGTTCGCGTTCAACTGTCCCATGGCTTCTCCTAACTGTAACCGTCCCGATACCAGCCGCTTCCCTTCAGTGAAAAGCTCGAGGCCGAGACCTTGCGCTTCATGGCATGCCCCTCGGGGCACTTGGTTTCCGTATCGCGCTCTGCGACCTTCCGCATCTCCGTGTGCTCGTGGTCACATTCGTCGCATCGGTATTCGTAGATGGGCACTACAGGTCCTGCTCAAGAGCCTCAAACAAATCTTCGATCTGCTCAAGGTATTCGTCGTCCAGAGCTTCGGCGTGGTAGAGGTCGCGCAGCAGGTCGAGTAGTTGCTCAAAACCCTGCTCCGTTTTTATCAGTTCGTTGCTTAGACGTTCCAGCTGTTTCTGCATCAGCGGCCTCTCCTGGCAGTCTGTAACGTCTAGCAAATCCTAGTCAAGGCTAGGCTTGCCAAAAATAGAACAGACCAAGCCGTCCTCGGGATGCAGCACTAAGGCCTTCATGCGGGGCTGTTGTTTGATGGGCCAGTTCTTTGCGTGGTAGCGGTCGGCTCCAGACAGGGACGGCATGACGTGAACCTCGACACCGTGGTCTTCCCGCACGCTATGGGCGTGGCGGTGGCCAGTCACCCAGATACGGTGTTCGGTACTGCTCCAGTGCGCTCGACCCTGCTGTGACATGACAGCCGAGAGGTCCGCAGGGCTGTGCCGCCCATCACCGTGGGCGAAGCCTAGCAGAGTCTTGCCGTACACACCCAACTGGTAGGGGCCATGGGGGCTGCTGCGGTCTCGCTTGATGTGGACGCGCTCGGAATCCCCGAAGGCTACGCTCAGGCTGGCGAACAGGGCGTGCCCTAGAATGCCATCGTGGTTGGCCTCCATTAGCCACAGGTCTACCTCTGCGACCTCGGCCAAGGCCAGAATGAGCGCGTGGATTAGGTGCCACAGTTCATGCACCATCTGCTCGG